TGGAATGTGTCTGGGTTTTGGGCTTTGGCCCTCCCGTTCTCGGTTGTTTTTTTTTTTTTTTTGTTCGGACACTCCGCTAACTACGGGCACTTAGCGGGAAAATCAACAAACCTAAACTAATATAATTCTACCTCTAATACACTCTCTTGCCAAGTACGAGTTTCTTTATGTTTAGGCCTATGGTACTCTACATCAAGATGATTTAAACACAAAACTTCATAATAAGAAGGAAATCTTTCAGGAATGCCTTGCATTCCAATTTTAAGTAAATATTTCTGATCCTCCTTCATAAGTTCCGGTATCATTCGATCTATCATAACCTTACCATGAACACTACAGGAAAAATTATATTCCAAATTATATTTAAATTCTATCATGGCAAAAGCCAAAGGCTCAATTCCCAACGTATCGTAAGCAAGACCTATCAACCTACTTAAATTTCTAAAAACCTGACAACCTCTGTCTTTAGGAACACTCATTCTCCATTTATATTGTGCAATTGGTCTCCATGGGACTATTGGAGAAATTTCCGGAAACATCTTATCCAGACAGAAATTCGTAGACAACACAAATTGTCTTTTTAAATATGCAGGACCTTGATATATCGTCCTCACAACAGTAGAATTAGCAACAACAAAATATGATATTAGACTACTATATGTAGCTTTACGTTTCATATCCACACCATAAAATTTCCATATAAATTCTGCAAAGCCCTCGATACTAATAATATCAAGATTTCGAGGACAAGATGCTATAAAATCATCTCCAAAGAAAAGTGCAATTATCCTCCTTGCTATCATTAACATCCATATCAATTTTCTCGTATCTATATCAACAGTTGCCATAGTATGAAAAATATAAGCTAACCAATAAAAATTTATCATTATCCACGAATTGCCATGAGATGTTTCCAAACTCCCAGAAGGCATAAAACCCAAAATCAACATAAAATCTTCCAACCATCTCACAGTTTTCCCCGCCAACATCTCAGCAAGACCCTCAAGAATACATTGAAACAACAAATAAAATGGATCTTTATCATCCCGCTGTACCCAATGCATTGCAAACATCTGATAATATACTAATTGCATGGCTCCGATTGAGGTATCTAAACCTTTAATATCTCCCTCAAAGAATTTTTGTGTTCCTTCCTTTTTCAATTTATATGATCTATACGTAGGATCCAACGGCCGATACTGTTCCTCATATTCATCACCTAGTTCGCCCCAAAGTGCATCATATTTCATTTTCGCACCACCTTTGATCCACGATGTTCCTATTTCATTGTGAACGGAAAAATTCCTAGAACCAGGATAAATTAAATTTGCATCCTCATAATAAGTTCTTTCAATTTTCCTCATACCGAGAGGTCGTCCCCAAAATGAATCCTTATGCAATGCAAAAATTCTTCCTTTATTATCATAATCAGCTACAGCCTCAGGCGCAAGTGTTCCATCATCAATACAAGACCTATTTTCTTCTTTATATGATAATGATGTGATAAAATGTTTGAAAGCTTTTATCACGGGCACAACACCATCTTTAATCATTTCAGCAGCTTGAACCATAAAATTTCTAAACTCTCTAATGATAGACATCATAGCTTGATTTTTAGTTGGATGTTTAGTAAACTCAAAAGTGTTATAACCGGTATTTATTTTTGGAAGATCAGGCCATGCATCAAAACCATTCTTTTTATTACCAAAAGGGATTAAATTTATATCATTAGGTTCAAAATACCATTTAACTTTCTTCTTTGAACGAACACAATAATTATAATAATAATTAAACGCATGATGAACACATTCAAAATTAAAACCTGGTTTAAAAGAAGGAAAAGATTTTGGAAATTTTTGCAATCTCGAACTCATAACCCTTTGTACATGATATACCACATTAGTTACATAAGGATGATCTTTAGTACCTCCATAAGATAAATTATAAGCAGATAAGATCCTACAACAAAGTAATTTTAAAGAAGGTATTACCATATCAACATTAAATATGCCTGTGGCCAGATGATTATTTAAACATAATGTTTCTTTTGTTATATCAACCACAAATTCTCCAAGATACTTTTTATCCCACAAAAATGTAGATTCGGCTATATATGGGTTGACAAATTCAAAAGGCCTATCAGGAGGATTCCACTGACGAGGCATATCTGGAATAACCATAGGATACATATTACATGATGTCATATATATTTCACGTTCCACCGGATCCACAAAACGATATTGCCCTTTCAACCCTAATCGCTTCTGACCTTTAACTGTAGATATCTCATAAATCCTGCCGATACGGGTGAGTGATGCTAACTGCAATGTTTCGTATGTTTGATGTGGTCTTTTAAGGACTCGTTGTACATCACCACCATGTAACGACAAATCATAGGTCATCATTTGGTCATCAATTTTAGGAGTAATATGTCGAATCACATATTTAATGACAGGATTTCCCATCATCTTAGCCCACTTTCTGAGAGCCGTTTTATCTCCACAAAGTCGAGTCACTATAGATCTATGATCCAGGACTACCTCTTGCGTCTGTTCGGACAACTGGACCA